AATATTCAAAGGGGCCAATAAGGCAGCGGCTTTCAGGTATGCCGGGTACAAGACAAAAAGCAAAGCTCAAGTGTATCGTGATTGCATAACGATTGAGACAGACTCCAAGGTGCCGGAACTCATTGAATCCCTTAAGATTGAGTACATCCGCGACACCCTGATAACCCGCGAACAGAGCATGCAGGCTATCGAGGAAATAGCCGATGATGAGACTTCAAGCAAGTCCATAAAGCTCAAGGCTCACAAGCAGCTCTCAGACATGCAGGGATGGGATATGCCCACACGGACAGAGATCACAGGCAAGGATGGCGGCCCGATCAAGACCAAGGTAATTGCCGGCAAGGAAATGAAGGAGGCATTTCAGGCTATCATGGACAAGCTTGATGGATAAGCCTCTCCTGATCTGGGAAGACCTGCCTTACAAGGAGAAGTGCGCCATCAAGGTTATGTGCGAGGAGAGCTTCGAGTGGTTTGTAAGGATCTTCTTCGAGCTGATGCAGGCACAGCGGTTCCTGATGAACTGGCACCACGCCTTAGAGGTTGAGTTCGCCGAGAAGGTAATCAGGGGCGAGATTAAGCGACTCATCATCAACGTTGCCCCAGGCTCCACCAAGACAGAGATCTGGAGCATCCACCTACCTGCTTGGGGTATCATCAACTCCTACGGCAAGGACTCCACACGATGGCTCCCAGTCAGTTACTCAGAATCCCTCGTGGTCGAGAACAGCTCCAGAGTGCGCGACATCGTAATGTCTGAGCCGTTTCAGGAAATGTGGCCGATGGAGTTGAACAGGGAAAAACGCGCAAAGCATAACTGGGAGTTCAGGGATGAGGAAGGCAAGGTCCATAACATGTATGGCACCAGCCTCGGCGGGCAGCTCACCGGGCGCAGGGCAGGCTTCATGAGTGATGGGTTCAGCGGCGCGTTGATACTGGATGACCCATCACCGCCCCGCAACGACTTCTCCCCAAAGGCAACAGAGACCGCGAACCGATCCTTGAACCAGGTTGTGCGGTCCAGACTCGCTACTGACAGCGTACCAATCATCATGGTGCAGCAGCGCATTGGCGTAAGGGATACGACCTACTACTGCCTGAGCGGTAAGACACCAGACACTTACGAGCTTGTGACTATCCCTGCCTTGATAGACCGTACATTCGTTGAGTCCCTGCCTGATAAGATCAAGGAAAGGTGTATCGGTGACACTAAGTTCGAGGATGAGCGTGTGAGCTACTGGCCAGTCAAAGAGCCCACAACGACGCTCCTGTCGATGGAAGAATCAGATGCCTATACCTTTGCGGCGCAGTACCAGCAAAACCCGTCAGAGGCGCTCGCTGAGGGCTTGTTGCTCAAGAAAGAGCTGGAGCGCATGGTCAAGGAAGGGCGGTACTGCCATGTTGCTGTTGAGCCAGCACTCCCGGTGCACACGTATTGGGATCTCGGAATAAATGACTACATGGTTATATTACTGATTCAGGTATTTGGGAAAGAAATCAGAATTGTTGGGTCTTACGCCAACCACAATGCCGGGATGGAGCACTACATCAACTACCTGCACGAGTACAGGGATACTCACCAGGTCCGGTATGGCACCCACTATGCCCCGCATGACATTCAAGTCAGGGAGCTAAGCTCAGGCCAGGACAGGAAGACCATAGCCCAGAGGATGGGGATTCGATTCAAGATGGTCCCTAGGTGCAAGATGAAGAGTCAGGCTATCAACGCGGTCAAGTCACTCATGCCGCGTATCTGGGTTTCCAAGGTATGCAGCGAGGAAGACCCGATAAAGCACAGCTTATGGGATGCTCTTGGTAAGATTGGCAGAGGCTGGGACGCCACAAACGAAGTATTCACGGACCAGATAGGGCCTAAGTGGGCGACAAACTATTTCGACGCGCTAGCTCAGATGGCCTTGATTCACTCGGACAAACAGCCCGATGCAGACCAGTGGCTCCCGGCATTGGGGTCCATCGGGGTTCCAGACGATAGCGACGGCAGTTGGCTAGGGTTATGATATGCCTGTAAATAATGCGATGATGGCGGACATGAAGCGGCGTTACGGCAAGAAGAAAGGCCAGAATGCCTATTATGCAGTAGAGCGCAAGCGCAAAAAGAAGAAGAATACGAGAACGGGGTATCATTACAGATGAAGCTTAAGGATCTGAAAGAAAAAATCGACCTCGCTGTTGAGTTTGCTGGGGAAACAGACCCAGATGTAACTATCTGGGTTGGCGACGATACAGAATACGAGATAGGCCGTATTGGACAGTTTCAGATTAAGCCTGATGTGAATATCCATGTTGGCGAAAAGGTATATGAATCTCAAGAGAGGAAAGAGGAATGATCGTCGACCAGTCCGAAGTTATTAAAACGCGGGAATCCGACGATGATCTGGATATCCTTGATGAGGCCAGGGCCAGATCGGCCGAGGCTATCGGCGCTTGGGATGAGAACTTCAAGGAGGCCAAGAAGGATCTCAAGTTCATAGCTGGCGAGCAATGGCCATCGAACATCGTCCAGGAACGCAAGGACGAGAACCGGCCCATGCTTACCATGAACAAGTTGCCGCAGTACATTGACCAGATACTCGGCGACGTGAGGATGAACCGGCCGGGCATACACGTCCATCAAGTACACAAGACCAGTAAGGGCGATGATGTGGCTCTTGGCGTGACTGCCAATAAGTACACAAAGGCAGATGTTCTTGAGGGCCTTATTCGCAATATCGAGTACGTCTCGGAGTCTGACATCCACGAGGATACGGCCTGTCAACACGCCATAGAGAGCGGGTTCGGCTGGCTGCGGGTGTTCACCAAGTATTCCAGCGATTCCCAGTTTGACCAGGATCTGTGTATTAGGTCTATTCGGAATAGGTTTTCCGTATTGGTTGACCCTTCCGCTCAAGACCCCATGCTAAGCGACATGAACTACTGCTTAATCGGGGATAGGATGAGGCTGAAAGAGTTCAATAAGCGCTACCCTGATGCAGCCGTGGGCGACTTGATGCACTCAGACTTCAGTGATGAGTGGTGGTATGGGGAAGATACGGTAACCGTGGCTGAATACTTCCGACGGGAACCGCATACCTACCACGTCGTGCTTCTGAGTAACGGAGTCACCGCAAGGGAAGACGAGATCAAAGACGTTCTAGACGAGCTTGAAGAGCGCGGCGTGACCGTGGTAAAAAAGCGCAAGGTTGACGGCCATAAGGTTGTCTGGAGAAAGATCACCGGACATGCCACACTGGAGAAAGATCAGGACTGGATAGACGATGTTATCCCTGTTGTCCCTGTGCTGGGCAAGGAGACCGTGATAGGGGAGAGGCCAATCTACCGCGGCCTCGTGCGTAACTCCAAAGACGCCCAGAGGATGCACAACTTTTGGTACACGGCCATGGTTGAGCGTGCGGCCCTGTCCGTCAAGGCTCCTTACATCGTGACTGATGAGCAAATTGAGGGGTATGAGGCTCTTTGGGCTCAGGCCAACAGGCGGAACCTGCCATACCTGAAGGTGCGGCACATTCCCGGCGCCCAGCTACCAAGGCGTGATGACATTACCCCGATCCCGGCCGCTGAAATGCAAATAGCCATGGCCTCAACGGACGAGATTAAGCAGACCATAGGGATCTATGACGCTTCCCTCGGGGCGATCGGCAACGAAACCAGCGGCAAGGCGATCTTGGCCAGGCAGAAACAAGGCGATCGTGGATCTTTCGTTTACCTGGACAATCTGACCAGGGCGAAGCGTCGAGTAGCCAAGATCCTAATTAGGACGATCCCAAAGGTCTACGACTCCGAGAGGATTATTCGTATCCGATTCCCTGATGAGTCTGGTGATTGGGTGCAGATCAACCATACAATCCATGATGAGGAGAGCGGCGAGGACGTAGTAATCAATGATCTTGGATCTGGGAAGTTTGATGTTTCTGTCCAGTCAGGGCCGTCATACCAGACTCAACGCCAGGAAGCGGCAGACGCCATGATCCAGATGAGCCAGCACGCAACGAGCATGATGGAGATTGGCCCGGATATCATCATGAAGAACATGGATTGGCCGGGTGCCGACGAGTTTGCGGAGCGGTACAAGAAGACTCTCCCGAAGGAATTCCTGGATGGTGATGAAGACGAGGAACATGAAGAACAACAGGAAGAGCCGCCCCCTGACCCGGCAATGATACTGGCGCAAAAGGAGATTGAGGTTAAGATGGCTCAAGCTGATGCGGATCTCGCTCAAGCTGAGGCCGACAAGATAAAGGCCGCTGCTGAAATAGCTGAAGTTGAAGCTGGCCCTGACGTGGATGCCGGGGAAGTCCGGCAGCTTGTGGCGCAATCAATAGCAGAATATATAGAAGGTGGTAACAGTGGACTCCAATAGGTATGACGGTTTTGTGACTGATGAGGATGTGAGGGTTAAGCCTGACCCGGTTGATGAGGATAAGAAGCCTGAGGAGGGCGACAAGGAAGCCCCCAAGGCTGAGGAGAAGCCTAAGGACGATGAAAAGCCCAAGGATGAAAAGAAACCTGAGGGCGACAAGCCAAAGGAAAAAGACAAGGATGACGATGGCAAGGCAGAGGATAAGAAGGCCGACGAAGATAAGCCTGATGATGGTCAGCCCGACGAGAATGAAGGAAGGAAAAAGGGACAGCCCAGTTACAAAGCAGTCACCCGCGACCTAAACCGGACCCGTAACCATGTAGCCGCATTGACTCGGCGCGCAAAGACTGCAGAGGAGGAGCTAGCGGCGCTGAAGACTGAGTTGCAAGAGGCCAAGGCTAGGCAGCCACAGGAAGCTGAACCGGATCACACAGACTATGACGACTACCAAGACTACCTCGAAGACTTTGGAAAGTGGAAAAAGCGACAAATCAGATCGGAAAAAAAGAAGGAAGACAGCGTATCGCGGAAAGAGACCGCTAAGCCCGAAGCAGAGAAGGCAGAGGATACTAAAGAACCTGATGTAGATGTTGACCTACAGACCGCCCAGGATGAGCTGTTTGAAGAGTTCCAGGGGGCAGAGAATAGGTACAAGGATTTCAAAAAAGTATTCATCCGTGATGACCTGCCGGTGAAAAGGGAAATGGTTCTTGCGCTTGCGGAGACAGAAGATCCTGTTGGCGTGGCCTATTACCTCGGGAAGAACGAGGATGAGACAAAGCGGATCTCTCGCTTGGGCACGATAGGGCAGGCCATGGCCATCAAGGGGATTGATGACCGCATCAAGCATCGTCGCAAGCCTGAGCCAAAGGTGAGTAATGCCCCTGAGCCTATCAAGCCTGTAGGTGGTAATTCACCAGGGACCAAGAGCTTAGAGGACTTGAATTTCTCCGAATATGAGAACCGCAGGAAAAAGGAAGACATAGGGAAAGGATTCTGGTAACATGTTACTGGGGTAGGTCGCAGCGGACCTACTCCACCCGAGTACCGAGACCCGAATAGTTGCAAACAACACGTGTTTAACAACTGAAGGGTAACGATCATGCCTAATGTACAAGGCTCAGGTAACAGAATCCTCACCACCGATATGGTGATGAATGAGGCTCTGTACCGACTCAAGAATAACCTCGTCCTCGCTCCACTCACCTACCGAGACCCGGAAAAGTTCAACGGTAAGGGGTACGGCGACACCATCAATATCCGTCTGCCCTACCGGACCAAGGTAGCCAGTGGGCGCGCCTTATCCAGTCAACCCTTGCTCGACCAGACCACGCCGCTGACTATCAATAATCAGTCGCACTTTGGCGTGACCGTGCATCAGCAGGACTGGACCCTAAGCATAGACAAGTTCTATGACCGGTATCTGAAGTCCGGTATTATCCAGCTAGCCAATGTCATTGACCGCTCTATCGCGCTGGTTGCGAAAAATGGGACTCACTTCCGCTCTGGTACCCCTGGCACCGCTCTGACCACCAAGGCATTCCACGTGGCCAAAGCCTGGATGCAGAAAGCAGGCGTTCCTGATGACGGGATGATTAACTGCGTTATGGACCCGCTGGATGGTGCCGAAATCAACGACGCTATCTCTACCAAGTTCAACGAGGACATGGTCAAGGGCGCATTGCAGAAAGGATACATGGGGCCTCTGGCTGGAGTTAATCTGTTCTCCTCACAGAACGTTTACCCACAGCTTGTTGGGGCTCATGGCGGCACCCCGTTGTCCAATGGCGTTGACCAGACCGGCGCGAGCATCGTTACCGATGGGTGGACTAACAGCACGCTGGTTCTGAAGGCAGGCGACACGATCACCTTTGCAGGCGTAAACGAGATCAACCCTCAGACCTATGAGTCCAATGGGCGCTTGATGAGCTTCGTTGTGACTGCTGATGTGACCAGTGACGGCGCTGGTAATGCCACGATCCCAATCAGCCCATCGCTGAATGACGGCACCCTAACTACGGTTGATGGTGATGGAGCCTCTGTGTCCCTGGCGGCATACCAGAACGTTGATGCGGCTATCGCTGACGGCTCTGCAATCGTTACGACTGGCACGGCCTCCACCACGTACCGCGCTGCTTACATGTTCCACAAGCACGCCATCGCGTTCAACTGTGTTGAGCTGGACCTCCC